ATAATACCAACCATCTTTGTTTGAGTCTTCAGTTTACGAGATGATGCTGCCTTGTGTATCAAGTCCTCACCACCATTCTTTTCTGTAAACCAATCACGCATTTCAAAATAGATATCTTCACCTAGTGTCAATAGAAACTTAGATTCAGTATCTCCTTTGTATCGTAAATATGGACGCATACCATCATACATGGATGCACCTTTGATATTACCATAAAGAGAAGTAGTCTCAAAAAGACAGAACTCTGTATCGTATTTTTCATTCAACATTCTACGACTTGCATGAGAACAACAGATTGCTGCCATCAGTTTACCACCAAGATAGTTATATCCAAACGGTTGCACTGGAACAATATTGAACCCCATGATAGCACGTTTGTTGAAGATATCCAAATCTGGAACTCCACCCAAGTAATCATTACGAGGTTTAGAGTTAATCAATGGAGAACCGAAACGAATAAATCCAACTGCTGTATCAGTGTTTGTTTCCATAACAAGTAACTTGAGAGTCTTGCCTGGGTTCTCATCTGGTGAGAACGATGCAGTCATCTCAAGCATTGTGTCAAATGTTTTACCTTGAACTTGAACTACTTTAAAGTCCATGTCTTGTGGATGCATATCATAGTTTTGAAACATATCATCCTCAAGTCCAAGTCCAGGCAATGCACGAGGAATATTTCTTACACGTTCAATCTTACGAGCACGAAAATAATCGTCAATCCGTCCAAAGTCTTTGAAGTAGTTCATCAACTTTGTTGCGGCATATATTGCATCACTTCGTTCTAGTATCATCCAAAAAAGTCCTCAAGGGTTGTTTGTGTCCCATACGACCTATCAATATTCCAACCAATCTGGTTCATAATGAAAACCAGTGGTTCTACAAAAGATTTGTCGAATTGTTTATCATAGTCTAATTGTGAGTGAATGTCAAGTTCTTTTGGTAATTTTGTAATATATGTAATTACGTTAGTTTGCATACGATTGGGAGTTCTCATATACATAAACTTGATTTTGTCACCTTCATTAATAAGAGGATACCTATTAATCAGTTTGTTTTCTTTAACATAGTGGTTATACAACAATGCACCTTTACAATGCATTGGAGTTCCCTTCTTGAATATAGAGTTACTATCAGTCCAGTTCTTTAGTCCGTTTACAGAACGAGGGAAAGATATCTCTTCTGGGGATAGTTGCATAAACTCTTTACGAAAATCTTGAATGAAGTTGTTCACATCTTTCTCAGTTCCAGACATGATAACTTTTAGTGCTTGTTTAATCTTTTCACGACATGGGGCAGGAGTTGATGACTTGACTGCCTCAATACCCATAATCTTGAGTTGTGGTTCTTGATAACGAACACCTTCAACATCCCATGCATTTAGAATGTAACGTTTCTTTGCAGTCCAAATACCCTTGTCTGCAATTACCTCACGTTTCATCTGCATCTTCTGGTCATATGCATTTACATACGAAGCAAGAGCTTGATAACTCTTATCAATAAAAGGTTCAATTTTCTCTTTAGCAATTCTGTCCAAGAAGTCCACCACCTTCCTGTGACCCTCACCTTCCGATATAGAATCTCTGTCCTTAAACACTTCATTAACAAGTCTGTCAAAAGTGATATATACTGAATCCGTATCTGACGCAATAACATAGTCTACTCCATCCGTCTTTAATATTTTATTCATGTAGATGTTCAGTGATTTCTCAATCCATCTAATTGACAATTGACCAGAGGTAGTAATACCTTCGGCAATTCTCAAGTCATAATAACGAAACCATTCATTACCAATCGCACCATAAGCAGAGTTCAATGAAATCTTTCGTGCCATCTGAATGTTTGTAAACTTTGAAACATCCTTCAGATATTTGGGGTCTTTGGTATCTTCGTATTTTTGTTTTGCCTCCAACATCTTCTTCTTGTAGATGGTTCTGTCATTATACATACTCTGCATCATTTCAGGCAAGAACCCTTGTTTGTTCTTAGAGAACATTGCACCATTAGGTGTTAGGGTTACATTGTCTTGAGGAAGTATTGGAAGTTTCTTGCCTTGCAACATATAATCAACATCAATATTATCTGCAACTTGAGGCAACAAAGTCTCTGGTGAAATGTTGTATTGCATAATCAAGTGTGGATACAGTGAGTTCAAGTCAAAAGATAGAACCCATTTATGTTGTCCAACTTGTGGGTCTTTGACATATGCACCAACATACTTGTCAGATTTAGAAGCACCCTTCTTTTGAGGAATGACAATCTTCTTACTACGCAAATGATTGTAAATCAAAATGTCCCAATACTTCACAGAAGTAAATGCATCAGACATGTTTACCTTTGCCTCATAAGTCATAGTTAGAAGCAAGTCAATCAGTTTCATCTTGTCGTCAATACGGTCAACAAGTTCAACGTCTTGAATATTATAGTCAATAAATGATTGATAGTCTTTTGTATACCAATCACGAAAAGTGTCGTAGGGATTTTCATCTTTACGTTCACCAAGTTCAACAAAACCGATATGGTCTAGACGATAGGATTCTTGATTAGAATAAGTGAACTTACGATAGAGTTGTAGATAGTCAAGTCCTTCAACACCAAGAATATCATACACTTGGTCTTTACGTCCAAAACCAGAGTTCACCATTCGTGAACTTACAATACCCCAAGGTGAAAGTCTGCGAACTGCTTCCTCACCCATAACCTTTTCAATACGGTTGACAATATAAGGAATATCAAAGAACTCAGTGTTCCAACCAGTAATAACGTCTGGATGGTCAGATTCCCACCATGCAAGAAATCTTGCAAGGAGTTCACGTTCTGTTGGACACTTGATATAATCTACATCTTCACGAGATGTTGTATAATCATGCAATCCCCAAACTTTGATTTCACCAGTTGAGTGGTCTTTGATTGTGATAGACAACATCGGTTCCTCTGCTTTGTCAGCATAAGGAAAACCATTCTCACACTCAACCTCAATATCAATAGTAATCTTTTTGATAAGGTCAGAATCAAATTGAATTTGTTTTGGGAACTTCTCTGAAATATAGGTATAGGGAAACTGTGTCAACCCATAGACTAACCAAGGTTGACTTTCATATCTTTCAACAAACTCTTTTGCTTCCTTGATAGTAAGAAACTGCATTGGATTAAGATTCTTACCATCAAGGGTTGTCCACCCTGTAGGTTTCTTTACAGGAACAAAGAGTGTTGGTTCATATCTTACCTTCTCCGTGTATCGTTGTCCATTGCGAACACCACGAACAAGTAAATCATTGCCCCACTGGGCAACGTGTGTATAGAAATTCATTTAACCTACCTTCATTCAACTTAACATCATTATATAATAAGAAGGGGGGTATGTCAAGAGAAAAGAGTGTATTGTGTCTGTTCTTCTTTTGCGAAATGTTTATCTATCATATCAATCACATCTTGATATTTTGCAATCTCAAGCATCTCACCTTCCATTGCATCAATAATATCTGGATGTTCACCAATCCCTGCTGGATTGTTTAGATATACCAGAACATTTGCTTTGTGTTTTGCAATATGTCCTTCTGCGTGTTTTCTTAGAGCATCAAGTAGCATCATCATTTCCTTTCCAATTATCACGATTTTTGAAATGTCTGAAAATTTCTTGTGTGATTGACTTATCTTTGGTTATCTTTTCAATCCCACCAAATCCAGGCATACTGTTCACTTCTAATACGAGAGGTTGTTCTTTCTCTCTGTCTTTTGATGGTATTAAATCAACACCAACAAGTCTTCCTTTTACTGCCGAAGCTGCAGTAAGGGAATCTCTAATTTCTAATTCAGTAAGTTCAATAGTTTCTGCTTCACCACCAAGGGAAACATTACTTCTAAAGTCACTATCACTAACAATAACATTTCGTTTCATTGCACCTAGAATATTTCCATCTAATACAACAACACGAATATCGTAATCTATTTTTACATATTCTTGTAGAATAAGAGGAATATGTTGTTCCCACAACAACATCATCTGAACCATTGCGTTCAAAGACCTTAAACTTTCTACAATAACAACACCAACACCAGTTTGAGTTCCGATTGATGATTTCATAATTATAGGAAACTTACCACCCAATTCTTTTACAGCACGTTCAGTATCTTCTGAATGTGTAATTGCAACAGTCTTAGGTGTTTTCAGTCCATGTTGATTCATCAATATATCTGTCATATATTTACTAGAACACATGTCCCAACAATGTAAATTTGGAATAGTTATATAACCTTCCAATTCAAATCTACGAATCATATCAACCCAATAACGACTACTAGTCATACCTAAAGTTCCAAGTCCTCTAGGCATAATAATTGTAGTTTCGGGATGTATTTCTATAGGGTCTTGATATTCAATTTCATTGCCCTTGATATCGGGCAACTTTACTCCATCTTCACCTAAAGGAAGAGAGTTAATATAAGTCTTACCGTTTTTATAAGAAATATAACAACCAAGAAAATCTACAAGGTAGACTTCAACATCTACTGCTTTTGCAGACTTCTTAATTAGTTTAGTAAGTTCACTTAATCCTGTATCTTTAACATCACGAATTTGTTCACTCGCATTGTTAAATACAATTAACTTGTAGGATTGTTCTTTTACTTCTTCTGTTATGAATTTAGAAAACGACTGTGCCAAAGTTAAACTTCTCTTTTCTTACCAATGTTATATTTAGTTTCCAACAACCATTGATTTTTTTCTTTGAACGAAATTACT